GACACATCGAAAGATCCAGAAGTACAATTTTTAAAAGATAAAACTTATCGTGACAAGTTTGTACGATTTGTATTTCCTTCTGATTGGTCACTTGAAAAATATAATATGGATCTTGATGTTGAATATGAAAAGAGTGTTGTTCTCAAAAACGCAATAGAACCAATTCCAGTACATACCAAACCAAAAGACGGCCCGATTCGACTTGCATATATTTCCACACCACATCGTGGACTAGATGTATTGATTGGTGCATTTAAAGCATTGAAGTTGGAGAATGTTGAACTTGACATATATTCAAGTTTTAAGATATATGGTTGGGAAGAACAAGACAAAGAATGGGAACCTCTTTATAATGCTTGTAAAGAAACACCAAATGTGAATTATCATGGAACAGTTTCTAATGATGAAATTCGGTCAGCATTACAACAAACACATATCCTTGCATATCCAAATGTCTATCCAGAAACAGGATGTATATCTGCAATCGAAGCAATGAGTGCAGGATGTATTGTAGTATGTCCAAATCTTGGAGTCCTTCCAGAAACGTGTGCAAATTTTGCATGGATGTATGGATTTGTTCAAGATAAGACCGAACACGCAAGGAAGTTTGCATATGTGCTGAAAGATGCAATTAATAATTTTTGGGAACCACCAGTTCAGGCTGGTCTTGCATTTCAAAAACAATATTATGATATGCACTATGACATTGATACTACTGCAAAACAGTGGACAATGATGTTAGAAACAATCAAGAATAATATTGAAAACACTAAAGAGAAAAAATCATAATGGCAAAAAAGAAAGTGACAATTGAACGTAAACCAATGAAGGTGAAACGTACTCGTAAGATTACAGAAGAACAACGTGAGGCGCTTCGAGAACGCATGAAAGAAATGCGTAAGAAGAGGAAACCAGCCGAATATAAAAATGTGAATGAACGTGTTCTCGCTCTTCCAGATGATGATAATTATTCTTTTAAGAGTGTTAAGGGATGGATTAAACACAATAAGGAAATGGTTGTTGCGTTGGGTAAACAAGGAAGAGGTAGACATGTTGGAGAAAAAGAACAAAGAAAAACAGAATCGCAAGCCGCATCTCGTAAAGCATACATTCGATACTGTGAACATTACTTGAAAACTGGTGATTGGATTGGAATGTTTTCGGGCCAAGATGAAGAACATAAAGTGGTTCCAAGATGTGTTACTATGGCATATTACCCTGACGGTACTCCTAAGAGGTCTGTGGGGGTATTCTATCCAGATATTAGTGCAGTTTGGACAAAAGGAATGAATGAAACAGAATTCGGAACATCCCAAGAATATGTTCCTAAAATTAAAAAAACTGTTGCATTGACAGATAAACAATTTACAGGAGAAGTTTGATATGGCAGAATTTAATATTTTAGAAACCCTTGAATTGGTTGGTAAGGCTAAGACAAGAGAAGAGAAACGACAAGTTCTCGCAGACAGAGATAATTTTGCAACTAGGGCGTTGTTACAATTGAACTATCATCCAGATGTCAAGTGGCATCTTCCGGCAGGAGCACCACCATATACGCCAGGACAGGTAGCCGATTCGACTCCGAATTCACTTCATTTTGAAGTAAAAAAGTTGGATTATTATGTTGATCCAAGTCCACACGACCTTCCCATGCTCAGAAGAGAATCAATGTTTGTTGAACTATTAGAACGAGTTGACCCAAATGATGCAAAACTTATTATTGCTGTTAAGGATCGAAAATTGTCTTATAAGGGATTGTCTTATAAGTTAGTTAAGGATACCTGGCCGGATCTTCTTCCAGATGTTGAAGAAAAGGAAGACACACCACCAGTTAAAAAACAAAAGGTTGTGAAAAAAGGTGTCACTCCAACGACAAATAGCAAAGGTGTAGATTGGTAAAAACTGTCGCCTGAACGATAAAATTACATAAATATAATTACATTTGGTTGATGAATTCTATATTTCATGTTTCTGTGAATGAAATTAATAACCAAAAAAAGGTACAAGTATGGTAAAGACAGTAAGGGTGTTCCTTGCTCTGTTTGCTACACTATGGTATACTACTTCACCGATTAATAGTAATGCACCAGCTCAAATATGGGAATATGATTTAGATCGTATTCTTAATCAAAAACCTGTGAGTATGGCTGCACCAGACTATTACAAACCTCTTGAATTTGACAAAGTAAAATATACAGCGGCAGATGTTCTCTGTTTAGCGAAAAATATTTACTTTGAGGCAGGAGTGGAGAGTACAGCAGGAAAATTAGCAGTAGCGAATGTTACGTTAAATCGTACATTGGGTGCTAATTATCCTAATTCCATATGTGAAGTAGTGCATGAGGGCATACATCGTTATAATGCTAAAATAGAAGAGTATGTTCCTGTGAGAGATAGATGTCAATTTAGTTGGTATTGTGATGGTTTATTGGATGAACCAAGAGAAGGTAGAACTTGGGAGTCTGCACAAGAACTTGCAAAAAAGGTTCTTGTAAATCATCATGACAAAGCACTAATTGACATAACAGATGGTGCAACGCACTATCATGCAAATTGGATGGAAACATATCCAAGTTGGAGTAAAAGGAAGAAGATTATGGCTTCGATAGATAGACATATTTTCTACAAAAAACATTGAAAATAACTTGACATTTCTGTTCCAATAGGTTATAATATAGTTGTAATAATAAAGAAGGAGCAAAAATGAAATATCTATTAACTACATTATGGTTTGTTCTACTGTTAAATACCCCTGTAGGTGCAGAGGTAGTGAAAACAGAATATATAACAGAGAAAGTTTGTCATAATATTTCTGGATGTTGGATCAATCCAAAAACTGGCGAGTGTCCAGATTGTGTAACAGAAACAAGGAAGATTGTTACTGAAATAAGGGAACCTTTTGTGGAGCCTAAAAGAACTTTTTGGACACCTAAAAAAACAGTAAAGGTTGAAATACCAAAAGAAAAAGAAATAGTAAAGAAAAAGGGAAATTGGACTTGTATTGTCGGCCCTTGTGACTTTATTGATGAAGATGGTAATCTGATTGAAAAAGGATAATAATTAAATGCCCTATTATGACTATGTTTGTGAGAAATGTGGCGAGGATTTTGAAGAATCCTTGCCCATTGCTCGAAGAGATGAACCCACCAAAAAACCATGTCCGATTTCTGACTGTGATGGTGTAATTAAAATGATGTTTGCAAAACCATATATTGGTGATCCATGGCACTTTGCAGGAAAGAAACCAGATGATGCTTTTAAAGATAAACTTAAAGATATAAAAAGCAAACATCTGCACAGTACAATAGATACTCATTGATATATGAAACAATTTAATTATGATCTTCTTGAAAATCGAAAAGATCAATTAGTACAAGACAATTCAAGTGAAGATAGGGTATATCATTCTCCGAATGGTACATATCCATCTATCACCAATCTTCTTTATCATATGATTTCCAAGCAAGGTATTGAAGCGTGGAGAGCAAAAATTGGAAAAGAGGCCGCAGATAAAATTTCACATCGTGCCGCAAGGCGTGGTACTAACATTCATGGAATAATTGAGAAGTATTTGCGTGGTGATAAAAATTATTTAAAACAAAAAGATGGTAAGAGTAGTGTAATGCAAGAACACAAAGAACTTGTTCTTGCAGGCATACCACAAATTGATGCAAAGATTGATAATATTCGTGGAATTGAATTGTCAATGTGGTCAGACCATCTCAAGGTTGCAGGAACGGCAGATTTGGTTGCAGACTATAATGGTGAACTTGCAGTCATTGATTGGAAGACAGGAAGTTATGTCAAAAAAGACGAATATGTTTTTCATTATATTTTACAGGGAACGGCATATTGTCATATGTTGGCGGAAATGTATAAATTGGTTCCGAAAAAGATTGTGATTTGTACACTTATTCGTTTTAGTGATCCTAAAAAACCAGTACCATTTATGGATGGTGACAAAGTTGCAGATTTGCTTGTTGAATGGAAAGAATATGATCCTAACGATTATATTGATGAACTTCTCAAAGTATGTAATGCATTTCATTTTAGTAAAAGTGGATAATATAAATATTTACAGATATACAGGAATTTGTTTGATGACCTGAAAGGGTATCTTATAAGACATCGGTGCGATTCCGATCAGCTCCACCAAAAGTGTTTCAAGGAATTTTCTTGATGGGGCTGTAATAGAATTCGATTGTGAGAGAGAGTATCAGAGAGAACAAATAGGGTGATGACCTTCATCGAAACCATAATCGCAAATAATTCCGATTATACCGCATACTCTTACGCACTTGCTGCGTAGATTATAGCCGAGTTCAGACATTTAGTCTTGGGGGGTCACTTGGGAACAGAAGAATTCCCCCACTACACACAATAACACACACAGAGAAAGGACAATATGTCTAATCCATTTGAACTACGATTCAAACTATTAGAGATGGCACAAGGTTATCTCCAAGACCAAGCTCAACGCAACCAAGATTATGTGACAAATGCATGGTCACTTGCACAAGAACAAGGTGAAGCAAATATGAAGTTATGGAGTGAACTTCAGCCCGATTCTTATTCCATTGAGGATATTAAGAAGAAGGCATCCGAGTTGTATGAATTCGTAGAGAAAAAATAAAACCAAGTTTGGGGGGTCGCTTGAATATAAGAACCCCCCTTTACTTCATTAGTTGAGATAAGGACAAATGAATAAAAAAACTAAAGACAGATTAGGTGATGGTAAGATTAATACTGGAATTGAAATGATTGAAGACCAAGAAGAGAAATTATGGGAGACTAATCCGATGGAAGCATTGAGATATGAAAAAATTGAAACAAGAAAGAAGTTGAATTGGTGGGCACGATTTTCATTGTCCATGATTATAGTTATGACTTTTTTGTTTTTAATATGGTTATTGTTTTTTGGTGCATTACCGGCCGAGTCGAGGGACTTAATTAATATAATGGTTGGGGCCTATGTGGCCGTCCTCGCCAAGTCAACCGATTATTGGTTCAAAGACAAGGATGATCCTGAACAAAAAGAGGGAGAAGCCGTAGGAAATACTAACAATAATAATGATACGATTTAACTTGACAATGTTATCATTGTTTGATATAATTAAGGGATAATGTCAGAATTACTAAATTTTTATTCTTCTGAAGAATATAATGCTGAAATTGAAGAAATTGTTGAAAGAACCAGTATGAGTTATCTTGATGCAATGCTTTATCATGCAGATGAAAAAGGTCTTGAATCGGAAACGGTTGCGGGGCTTGTTAATGTTAAAACCAAAAATAAATTAAGGGAAGAGGCAGAGATATTGAATTTCATGCCTAAAACATCAAAACTCCCTATATGATATATCAAGTGACACCCTTTGAAGTATATCAAAAATATCTTTCATTGAAACAACATTTCAATAGGAATGAATACGATTACTTCAAGTTTAATGGGAGAGTTCGTGCAAGCGAATCCTCTTTTGAAAAACGAAAAGACAAATACCATTTTATACGTTTGTCGAAAATTTATAAAGAAGATGACCTTACCAAGTTTCTTGTCTCAAATTTTATTAAGACGAAAAACATGTGGGTCGGCAATATAACATCACCAGAAGGACGGCAGAATTATATTGCATGGAAGGCAAAGATACAAAGCCTTCCTTATGTATTTGAGAATGAAGTTGAAACATTGTTTGATGAAAACGAGAAGTTCAATATCATTTTCGATGTGGAGGGTGGACAACACCCCCCTGTACTTCATCATGTATTTGGTGAAGAAGTGTCGTTAGAAACCTTTATT